TATCAAGCTCGGCACAAATAGCATCTGATATTTCTGGATCATTTACAGACCTTAGTTCTTCACTAGAAGATAGAGTTTCTACTAATGAAGGAAGCGTATCATCACTAAACAATGCTACAAGTTCTTATGCATTAGCAAATGAAATATCTGGTTCAATAACTACATTCTCAAGTTCAATAGCAGGAAGAGTGGCAGCGAATGAGTCATTTAGTTCTTCTTTAGATACAACTTTATTGACACTCTCAGGTTCATTCTCTGGTTCTTTTGTAGGAGATGGTTCACAACTTTCAGGTGTTACTTCATATACAGATGCTGATACACTATCATATATTAATACCCTAGGTGTAATATCAGGGTCTGAACAAATTGATTTAGGTTCTGCTGAAGGTACAGCCTCACATGCAGTATCCTCATCATTTACTTTAACAGCTTCCTATGCAGAGAATGCAGGAGCAGGAGCTGGTTTCCCTTTTGAAGGAGATGCAGTTATAACAGGTTCATTCTTAGTTTCCGGTTCATCTGTAGACTTTACGGATGCTACAGCAATATCTGGTTCAAATTTTAGCGGGTCCTTTTTTGGTGATGGTACCGGTTTATCTGGACTCGGATATGGAGATACTAAAAAATTAAATCAAACTGTAGCTGCTACAACTTGGTCATTCAGTCACAATATGAATGAACAGTTCCCAACTGTTACAGTTTATAATAATAATAACGAAGTTATACAACCTTCTAAAATAGAAGGAGTAGATGCACAAACATTAAAATTATACTTTGGTTCAGCCACTTCCGGTACAGCAGTAGCAGTAGTTGGAGGAGTTGCTACCACACAAGAAGCAGGTTTTAATAGAGTATTTACTCAAACATCTACAGCCACTACCTGGTCTTTTGAACATAATTTAGGAAATCAATATCCTCAAGTTATTGTATATGACTCTAACGATGAATTAGTAATCCCAGGTAAAATAGAAGCAGTGGATGTAAATAATTTAAATATTTATTTTGACACAGCACAGTCTGGTACAGCAACTGCTACTGTCGGAGGAACAGCATTAACTGCTTCCTATGCCAATAGTTTAGTTGTAACTGATACACTTTTATCTAGTCAAGAAAATACTGACATAGATACAGGGATAGAAACTGTAGCAACAGTGTCGATAAGTAATTACGATGGTGCCTTCTTTGATTATATAGTTAAAGACGGTACTAACTATAGAGCAGGAACGGTCATGGCCGTATGGGATGGATCATCAGTACAGTATGCAGATAATTCTACAGCAGATATCGGAGATACTTCCGGTGTAACACTTGCAGTAGACATCAGTGGGACTGATGCTAGATTAAGAGCTACAACAACAAGTGATAACTGGAATATAAAAGCGTTTATAAGAGCAATATAATATGAAAATATTTGATCCAAAATTAACCGGTAGTATAGAGATACTAAACACAATAACAGGTGATGTTACATTAGCCGGTAACCTTAATGTAGAAGGTGGACTAGGTGGAGCAGTTACTGGATCAGCTACTGCTTCTTATGTAGATTTTGATAACATAGACAATAAACCAACCTTATTATCAGGATCGGCACAAATTGCCTCAGATATATCAGGATCTTTTATAAACTTGAGTTCTTCTTTAGAAGGTAGAGTATCCGATCAAGAAAGCTTTTCTTCTTCTTTAGATGCAACGTTTGCTACTGATGCAGACCTTAATTTAGTAAGTTCCTCTGTAGATTCTTTGAATGCAGCGACATCATCATATGCTTTGGAAAATAATATATCAGGTTCATCTACCTCTTTAAGTTCTTCACTAGCATCCGAACTTCTTAAAAATACCACAGATACTTTAACCGGAGATTTAACTGTAACAGGAACATTGACTGCTCAAGATCTACATGTTCAAGAAGTAACTTCTTCAATTGTATTTTCTTCCGGGTCTAATAAGTTTGGGGCTTTATCCACTGATACTCAAAAATTTACTGGTTCACTTGAAGTAAATGGTTCATCACATTATTTGTTAGGGGATGTAGGAATAGGAACTGCAGGACCTGAAACAGCCTTACATCTTTACACAAATGATACCAGCACCAAACAATTAATGATTGACCAAGGTAGTACCGGTGATGCTGTTATGTCTTTTAGATTAGCTGGCGTTAGTGAATATGTAATGGGTATTGATAATTCTGATAGTGATAAATTTAAGATAGCTAATTCTGGAACTGTAAGCACTTCAACAGTATTGACTATAGACAGTTCAGGTAACGTTGGAATTGGAGGAAATTTATCAGTTATGGGAACTAGTAAATTTATTGAGATAGGTTCTGCAAATACAGGTACAAATTTTGGATTTATAGGATGGAATGCCGGATCAAAATATCTGTTTATAGGTAACTCATACAATAGTGCATATAATGAAAATTTAGTAATAGACAGTTCAGGTCGAGTAGGAATTGGAATAACACCTTTTTCTTGGTCTACAAGTTTTGATAATATACAAATTGGAAATAAAATTAGTTTATGGAATGCTTCTAATAATGGAGGGCTAAGTTATAATCAATATTATAATGGAACTAATAATATTTATCAAACTAATGATACAGCCAATAGATTTCAAATGGATGCAGATGGATTTCATTTTTATCAAGCAGCATCAGGAACAGCCGGAACAAGTGCTACTTTTAGTGAATCAATGCGTATAGACAGTTCAGGAAACTCAACTTTTGCAGGAAATGTAACAACACAAGGAGGACTGAATATTACAGGAACAAATAATACAACATCTACCTTAACATTAACAAATACAGCATCAACTCCAGATAATTCTTGGTCTTTAACACCTCAATATAATTCACAAGATTTACATTTATTAGAAGATACAACTACACAGGTAACTTTTAAAAGTGGAGGAAACGTAGGAATCGGAACAACTTCGCCTTCTACTAAATTGCATTTAGGAGGTACTGCGCCTTTAGATTCAATTATTCGTCAAGATTCTACAGTTTCAGGAACGAATTGGGAAATTGGAGAAAGAGCAGCAGGAAAATGGCAAATATGGGAAGACGATGGAGATAGTGTTGTTGCTACTTTTATGTCAACAGGTAACGTAGGAATTGGGCGAACTGACCCTAATGCTAGATTAGATATTAAAGGCGCAGGTGCTTCAACTGGTTTAACTTTTGAAACTAGTGACGCATCTAATAATCAAACTTTTTACATACAAGATGGTGGTAGAGTTGGTGTAAGATACTATCCTTTTGTAATAGGGGCTGATAGTTCTACAACAGTAAGTGGATTATATAATAAACTTGCAGTTTATAATTTGTCAACTAGAGTTGTTTCAGTAAATTATCAAGATAGCATAAATACAATAATGTCTCATGCAGGTGCGCCAAACTACGGCCTAGAAGCATTAACTATAAGAGGTGATTATATTGCGTTTTATACAGATTATGATCCTAGCCATTACCAAGGGGTAGAAAGAATGCGTATAGATAGTTCTGGAAACGTGTTTATTAACGGTCAAACTGATAATATTTTAGGTGTTAATACATCTGATGGGTCAGACAATAAATCTATTACTATAACATCTTCTGCAGTTGCAAGTTCAAATAGAGGGGGGTATGCTTCGTTTTATGGGAACGAACACGCTACGTTTGCTGGTAATACTTTTGTTGTGGCTGGAAATACTTCTGGTGCAGAATTAAGATTACACGCAGTAAACAGTTCAGGTATAATAACAGCTTATACAGCAGGTTCAGAAAGAATGCGTATAGACAGTGAAGGATTGGTTGTTTTAAAATCAATGGGTGTGAATACTACAAGAAATTTAGTTTTTGAAGGAGATAGTAATTCCACATCAGGAAATGCAGGTGCAATAGGTATGTTTGCGGATGGTGCAAGATTAACTTCAAATTATTATTACTCTGGTGGTCAAGCTAAATATGTTTCTGGTAATGGTCAAGCACAAATAAATTTACAGACAGGTACTACTGCTGCTGGTACTTTTATGTCTTTTGGAGTAAATCCACCTGTTGATGCTGCAGGTGTAACAGAAAGAATGCGTATAGATAGTTCTGGAAACGTAGGTATTGGGGTTACACCTTTTGTTTCAAGTTTACCTAATACTGTAATTGATATAAATCCTGTAGCCAGTATATGGGGATATGGTAATTCAGTGTATTTAAATTCTAACGCTTATTATAATAGTGGATGGCTTTATAAATCAACTGCGGCTGCTGGGGTTTTACAAGTTGAAGGTGATATTTTAAGATTTAGAGCAGCGGCAAGTGGAACAGCAAATGCTGGAGTTGCTTTTGACGTACCTTTTATAGTTGATTCTGGTGGCAACGTCGGGATTGGTGTTACTGATCCACAAGCAAAGCTTGAGGTTAAGGGTCCTAGTGCAACTCCAGCAGATGGCAATGAGGTTATTTCGGTAACCAATACAACTGGAAATAGTAAACTTCTACTAGGTGTTGTAGAAAATTCTTATGGATGGATTCAATCGGCTGAAGGTTCTACATATAGAGATTTGCTATTAAACCCGCTTGGTGGAAACATAGGTATTGGAACAACAACTCCTCTAGGTGGCATGCATGTAAAAGGTAATCCAATTGTAGTTGATGATGGGTATCAAAACCATCAAACAATGATTTACACCTCCGGACAGTCAGGAACATACAACGGATCGTTTACTTTCGAAACACCGGAAACAGGAAACGGTGCTAGTAGTGTAGGATATGGTGGATATGTTTGTGAAATTTATATTTCTGGGTATGACGGAAAATACTGTCATGCAATATTTAGCGGGTATATTAATGTTGGTATAAGTGCCGGGGAAGCAACAATACTAAGAAGTTCTGGTGGATGGTCGATTAGCCAAGGAGTTGCGTCTGGAACTTTTCAAGGTCTTAGTTTTGTATTAGATTACCCTAGTGGACTAACACACCCTTGTGCTAGAATATCCTTTACCAAAGGAGGAGATAATGCTAATGAAGGATATGACTTTACAAACGTAACAACTAGTTGGTCTTAAAATTATAAAATTATGATAAACTTTACATGGAAATTTGATGTTCAAGATGTAGCACCTTATGATATTAATTCTAGTAATTCAAATGTTATTAAAACAGTACAATGGTGGTTAACAGGAACAGATAGTGAATACATTAACAAGACCCAAACTATGTCTGGATGTATTTCTTTAGATACATCAGATCTATCAGATTTTACTGCTATTAATGAAATTACAAACTCTACCCTACAGTCTTGGGTTGAAAATAGAGTAACTATAGATAAAATTAATGCTTTTACAAGCAGTTTGGAAACCAGTATAAATGCACTACCAGATGATTGGTCCGCTATTTAAAAATATTTATAATAAAAAATGATAATATACGATCCTAAAATAACCGGTAGTTTTGAAGTAAACGGAAGTTCTCTATCTTCATTAGAGTCGATAGATAATGTCTCAGGGTCGGTTGTAGATTTAACAGCTGCCTCAGCTTCATTTTCTACTAGAGTATCCGATCAAGAAAGTTTTAGTTCTTCTTTAGATGCAACGTTTGCTACTGATGCAGACCTAAACTTAGTAAGCTCTTCAGTAGATTCTTTAAATGCAGCGTCATCTTCTTATGCTTTAGAAAACAGTATATCAGGTTCATTTACCTCTACTAGTTCCTCATTAGCATCTGAGTTACTTAAAAATACAACAGACACATTAACCGGAGATTTAACTGTAACAGGAACATTGACTGCTCAAGATCTACATGTTCAAGAAGTAACTTCTTCAATTGTATTTTCTTCCGGGTCTAATAAGTTTGGAGAAAATGTAAGTGATACTCAAAAATTTACTGGTTCACTTCAAGTAAGTGGTAGTATTGATTTAGAAGATAATGCTAAAATAAATATAGGAACTGGAAATGACTTACAGATATATCACGACGGAAGTAATAGTTTCATAAAAGATGTTGGAACTGGTATATTAGCTATTGATACAAATGGTACTGATGTTAGAATTACAAAAACTGATAGTGAGTTTATGGCTAAGTTTGTTACTGATGCTGAAGTTCAATTATATTACGATAATTCTTTAAAATTTGAAACTACAACTACAGGTGTAGATGTAACAGGAGATATTACTATTGATGCAGGAAAAAAACTAGCATATAGTAGTACTGCATTTATGACACCAGAAAATAACGTAACTGGTGCTGAAATTAGCACACCAGGAGATTTTAGAATCAAAACAGGTACTTCTCCTACTTTAGCTTTAACTTTAGGAGGATCACAAGATGCCACATTTACTAGTACTGTTCAAATAGGTGATGGCTCAGTAACTAACCTCTCTTTAGGAGCAAACAGCTCAGATTTTGAATTATCTGCTAAAAAAAATGGTACTGATGCTATTTCTATGGTATTTAAAACTCAAGCTAGTGGTGGTACTCTTAGTGAAGCTATGCGTATTACATCTGGTGGGGATGTTGGAATAAATTATTCAGGACCATTTAATCAAATATCATCAACAGAAACTACTTTAGCTATTTCAAATAGCAATATAGCTTCTTTATATTTAAATAATACTCATTCAAATGGGCATAGATGGATATTAACAAGTGGAACTGATGGAGCTTTTGGATTTTATGATAAAACTGAAGGAGCTACAAGAATGGTTATAGACAGTTCTGGACACGTAGGAATAGGTATAACTCCAAATGTTAATTCTACTGTTGTAAATGTAATACAACTTGGTAAAGGTATGACTCTAATGGGTAATGCAAATGATGACAGAGCAACTATGGCTGCTAATTTATATCTTGATACTGGAACTGCTTTTAGATACGTAATGGATGGATTAGCAGGTAGATTTAGCATAGAAGATGGGAATATGATTTGGGGTACTGCAGGTTCAGGAACAGCAGGTACAGTTGCCACAGTAGATACTAAGATGACTTTATTAAATAACGGCAACGTAGGAATCAACACGACTTCGCCTTCTTACAAATTAGAAGTTAATGGAGGAGCTGCATTAGTTGGTGGAGGTTTTTATGTTTCTAGTGACCAAGCTGTTATTACTACTTCTACATATACTTTTAGAGATGGAGTTTATATAAATAACCCTAATTCAACTTCAGCTGCAGTATCATCAAATTCAGTAATGTCCATTGGTGCATCATCAGGAAATAGTGTTAACACATCATTAATAACTACAGGTGCTGTAGGAATAGGAACGAATTCGCCTGATGAGAAATTAGATGTTGCAGGAAAAGTACAAGTCACTGGAACTTCCCTTACCGTTATAAACGCTTCAGATCCTGTAATAACAGTTAGTGATACTGATACCAATTATAGAGGTTCAATGCGTTGGTTAAGTTCTTCTAATGTATTAGAGTTTTTTACAAGATATGGAGGAACTTATTATACTAATAATTTAGTTTTAGATAGAGGAAACGTAGGAATTGGAGAAACAAGTCCTAATGGAAAATTAGATATAAAGCAAGATATGACAGCTGGTACAACGGCTGCATTCACAAACCCACATTTAAGATTATCTGCAAACAATACAGTTGATAGTACTGGTTTTGTAGGAATGACATTTGCAACAAGTACTGCTGATAATTATGGATTTTCTTGGGGTGCTTTAAGAACGGTAAGTGCCTTGGGTGGAATGCATTTAAGGTATCATGGCAATAGTGCAAGTGGTACTGATATATTTAATATAGATTATGTTGGAAACGTTACTATACCTAGTACAAGATTAATAAGAAGTGATAGTAGTGCTGGATATTTAATTATACAAGGTGGCGCAACTTATCCTGGTGGTAGAGTAGAAATGTATGGTGGTAGTAATGCTGCTGCGGGTATTATATTTTCAACTGGAACAACAACTACCTCGCCTGCAGAAAGAATGCGTATAGACAGTTCTGGAAATGTAAATGTTGAATCTGGCCGAATAAGAATTGCTGGTGGCGGATCAGATTCAGGTACTCAATTAAATCTATGGTCTGATAGCAATGGTTATTGTTTTATCGCTGGATACCAAACAATTTTTAATCAAGGAAATAATAATTCACGTTCAGAAGTAATGAGAATAACAAGCACTGGACTAGGAATCGGAACGACTTCGCCTGAACAAAAACTTCACGTAGAAGGAAGGGGTATTTTTGATGGTGGAACTTCTTCAGATATATTGCAAATAAGAAATGATAATGGTGGTGGTGTGTTTGGTATGACATCTAATTTATTTGCTTTAGATTTAGCATCAACAAGTGCTTTCAGAATTAGACAAGGAAGCACGGTACCGTTATATTTAAAATCAGATGGAAATTTAGGAATAGGAATTACAACTCCTCAAACAAATCTTCAAGTTAATGGTTCGCCTAATGCAATAGTATCCCATTTTGGACCAGGAACATTTAATGCAAACGGCACTTGGAGTGGAATTAGTTTAGGTTATTCCGAAGCAGGAAATGCTGGGTATAGAAAAGTTGGTATTGCGGCACAAACTAAAGGTGATAGTGCTGCAAGACAAGATTTACATTTTTTAGTTGATACCGCAACCGATAGTAATAGTGTCAATATTACAGATAGTAAAATGATGATAGCACATGATACAGGGTATGTGGGAATCGCAACTGCTGCACCAGCAGCTCCATTGCATGTACATGGTAATATACAATCTAAAGAAGGTATAATTAGCCCTACTTTTTATGTAGCTAGAAATTATGGATCTGTATCGGGGAATTTTGCCGGCTATGACGATATAACAGAGGGCGATATTATAAATTTAGTTGACCACTCTATTGGTTCTTTAAATGCCTTTGCACACGGTCAATTAGATCCGATCATTAACGGTTCATCAGATAGTATAGATTGGAATTATTTCAGATTACTTTTTAGGTATACCAATAATTCAGCTACCTATACAAACTATACAGTTGGTTTTAAAGTAGCAAGATACTTTTATAGCGCCGGTTGGACAGAAAATAGTGCAGAATTTTCAGGTAATGGAATGGATGGTGCAAGAGGACCTAGATGGGCAGTTTCTCCATGGACTACACTCGGAGGTATTGATGTTCCCGGTATAGGTCTTAAATACTATGATAATTATACCCATACTCAAACTATTAGAGTACATGCTATTTACATACAATATAAATCATAATTATGTTTACATTTAATAAAATATATAGAGTTCGCTATAACGGTAAAATATATGAACAAGATCCACTATCTTCAGCTCATCTACCAGAAGATCATGAACATTATAACTTACCTCTCTATACCCTATGGGGTATGACATTAGAAGAGGCTACTGATATAAGTAATACAGAGCATTGGAGACAGATAAGAGTTTATAGAAATCAACTTCTTAGTGAAACTGACTGGTGGGCATTACAAGATAGAACAATGACACAGGAACAAAGAGATTACAGACAGTCATTGAGAGATTTAACCGATGAGACAGATCCTAATGAAGTTAACTGGCCAACTAAACCTGAATAAGAATTTAAAATATTTATAATAAAAACAAATGAGAATAGATAACCCTTCCATATCCGGTTCATTATCGTTTATAAACGGTAATAACACTATAGCTGGAGATTTAGTAAACCTAACAGGATCTTTATCGGGCTCTTTTGCTGGTGAGTTTAGCGGAGAAGCACAGACAGCTATATCTGGAGCTGCAAGTTTAGATACTTCCTCACTTGCAACCACAGGGTCTAATTTATTTGTTGGAAATCAAACACACTCAGGAAGTATTTTACCTGCAGTTAATGATACATATGATTTAGGTTCAACAAGTTATCAATGGAGAGACTTATTCTTATCTTCAGGATCTTTATATATAGACGGCACACAGGTTATTTCTTCTGATGCAAATACCCTAACATTTACTACAGATGCAGGGCAGAGTATAAAAATATTAGAAACCGGAGGAGATGATATCACTTTTCAAACCGATACTGGTAATATAGAAATGAAAGGTACTGTAGAAGTACAGTCTGGTAAGAAAATTATAGATAGTGCTGGTACTGTTATTCAATTTGGTGACACCCTTGGAGTTACTGGATCTATCGAAGTTTCGGGTACAGTAGACGGTATAGACTTACAAATAATGTCTTCTTCTCTGTCTGCATCTATTGCAGGTGTATCAACTGATTTTGACGATATAACAAACAAACCTACTTTATTATCAGGTTCAGCACAAATAGCTACCGATATATCAGGGTCGTCTACTTCATTAAGCTCATCACTAGCGTCAGAATTATTAAAGAATACAACAGATACATTAACAGGTGATTTAACAGTTACCGGTACGTTAACAGCACAGGAATTCCACACAGAATTTGTAAGTGCTTCTATATTATTTGATAGCGGTTCAACCAAGTTTGGAGACACTCAAGATGATGTGCATAATTTTACCGGGTCTCTTAAAACAACCGGTAGTATGAACATTACAGGTACAACTGTTCTTAATGATACTCTTTACCTCAGTGAATATTTACAGCATTTAGACAATACAGGTACAAATATAAGGTTACAAACGGATAGAATGACTCTTACTGGAGGAGGAGGATCGATAGTTGATTTAAATAACAACGGGAACCTGTATTTTACAGGCGGTAGTACATTTTATAATAATGTTACTTTATCTAGTGCTTCAACACCTATTTTAAAAGTTGAAGATACTACAAATAGCCATTATCTTTTTATGGCTGCTGACGACAGTAATAGCTTTATGCGCTCAGATGGAACTTTACTATTTCAAGTAGGAGCTGCTTCATCTACAGTAACAGCACTAAATATTACAGCAACAGGAAACGCAACTTTTGCAAATAATGTAACTGTTGGAAATGATTTAACTGTTGGAGATGATATTAATATTAGTGGTGAACAATTAACATTTACAGATGATGCTGCAAGTGCTTATATAAGAGCAGCAGATGCTTTACTTATTCAATCTGATTATAATACTGGAGAAAATAAACCTATTTACTTACAACCTTCTGCGGTTACAGAATTAACTATCGCAACAGGAACATCAACTTTTGCAGGAACAATTACAGCAGGAGACGGTACCCAAGCAATTAACGCAGATGCAGATTTAACTTTAAGAAATGGGAATAGCTTTGTTGGTATAGATTTAAAATCAGCTAGAACTTCAGGTAATATTGGAGGATTAAGATATTACGGTACAGCAAGTGATAGTGTACCAGTTGCGCAGTTTTTAGTTGAAACTGACGGTCAATTAAAATATTATAACGGTACAAATGGTGCTCAATCAAGATTTATAGTAAACAGTTCAGGAAACGTAGGTATAGGAATATCGCCTAGTGCAACTTTTCATGTTGATGCATCCAATCTAACAAACAATGTAGCCGCTTATATTGGAGGCGCGTTTATTGCTAATGATTTATATCACAGAGAGGGAGGATTATTAGTTATAAGCGGTACAAACACAACCCAAACTTCAGCTGGTATTGCTTTTCAAACTAGAAACACCGGTAATACAAATTACTGGAAATCGTCTATTTTAATGAACAGAGGCGGTGAATTAGAATTTTATACAGGTGGTGCTGGGACAGGTCAAGGAACACGAAGAATAACAATAACATCTGGAGGAAACCTAGGAATCGGAACTCCTACGCCAGAAGAAAAAATGGTTGTAATGGGTAATATTGGCTTTGGCGGTGGTGGTTATAATGGTGGTGTTTACGCAAATAATACTGATAGTGCAACTGGTGTCGATTCCAACTGGGGATTGGAAGTGCAAAGAACATCTGGTGTTGATGATTATAATACTAGATTAAAATATTATCCAACAAATGGCACATCACGAAAAGCTGGTATTTGGAACTCAAGAGATAGTAATTTTACTATTTATTCAGATGATGATACAGTGCCAAATGTGATTATACCTACTGGAAACGTTGGAATAAACAACACAAACCCTTCCGCCCATTCATCAGATCATAACCATTTAGTTGTCGGATCAGGTGTTAATGACGGTAATCATGGTTCTGCAAATGCAGGTATAACAATATTTACAGATGATTCAACTTTCCCTTATTCTGATTATGCTAGGTTAGTTTTTACTCATAGTACTTTATTAGGCAGAGGATATACGTTTGAATATCTGCACCGTGATAATAGTAGTTTTGCAGATGATGAGCCGAGTTTTAAGTTAATAGCGGGAAACGATGATTATATAGCTATTACAACTCAAGATAATAATAGTTCAATGCCAAAGGTAATGATAGATCCAAACTACTATTATAGCAGTTTAACTCAGGGGAATTTATACCGAGCTATGTTTACAATACCGGTAAGAAGCGGGGTTAATAACCCAGGGATGCATATATACGGTGATAGTCAAGGTAATTCAAACCCTTTTTTAGGATTTACTTCTACATCATCCAGTTCATCAATAACCACTAAGTTTATTAGATTTTATCATAATTCTACTTTATGTGGAACTATTCAGAAAAAATTCAATGCTAACGAAGTACAATATCTTACAACTTCTGATTATAGGTTAAAAGAAGATTTAAAACCTTTTAAAGCTTTAGATACTATATGTAAGGTAAATGTTTATAATTTTAAGTGGAAAGATATAGAAGGAGATAATGTTAATTATGGTGTATTAGCTCACGAATTACAAGAATTAATACCTGAAGTTGTAGCCGGTGAAAAAGATGAAGTAACAGAAGAAGGCGAAGCAGAGTTACAAGGTGTTGATTACTCAAAACTTGTCCCACACTTAATTCAGTCAATACAAGAATTAAAAGCTGAAATAGATAAATTAAAAAAATAATTAATAATAAAAATCATGGCTTATAAAGTATTAAAACAATTCAATCCTCAATCAGCTACCGTATGGGTAGAAAAAATCTCAGATGATGATACTGTTGATATATATGATACAGAAGCAGCAGCAGAATCTAAAAAAACTGAATTAGAGGCAGCAGACGATTCCCGTCTTTATAAAATAGTAGAAGTATAATAAGTTCTTCAGTCCTATTTATATTATATCCCTTTTGGATAGTGAAAAAAGGACTGTAAAATGGCAAATGAATTTATTATACGTAAAGGTTTTAAATCTTTACAAGATTCTGAATTAACCGGATCTCTAAATCTTTCAGGAAATATAGTAGCCGACGGTACGGTAGAAGCTTCTTTTGCTTCAAATACTTCAACAGCTATCTCAGGTGCTTTTGACTCAGTTTCCTCATCTCTTTCATCAAGAATAACAGATCAAGAAAGTTTTTCATCTTCTTTAGATGATTCTTTCGCTACAGATTCTGATCTTAATTTAGTTAGTTCTTCTGTAGACTCTCTTAATGCTGCTACTTCATCTTACGCATTAGATAATCAAATTAGTGGATCAACTACTTCTCTAAGTTCTTCATTAGCATCAGAATTATTAAAAAATACAACAGATACTTTAACTGGAGATTTAACGGTTACCGGTACAATTACTGCACAAGAATTCCATACAGAATTTGTATCTGCTTCTATAACCTACGAAAGCGGTTCTCACAAATTTGGTGATTCGTATGATGATATACATGAATTTACAGGATCGGTAAATGTATCAAACTCTTCAGGTGGTATTACTGGTTCATATAACTTTACCGGAGGTAATTTTACAGTACAAGGAGACGATGCTGACTTAAACCTAAATATCACTTCAGGTTCTTCACTTGCTGATTTAGCTGAATTTAGGTTTCAAACCGATGGCGGTACCATGGGTAGGTTTTATATGCATAAAGGTACTAAAAATATGTACCTTGGACCTACATATTTTCCTACCTCAAGTTTATATCTACAAGACGGAACAGGAACGGTAATGTCAATTACAGGTTCGAGTGTAGGAATAGGATTGACTTCACCCACTGCAAAATTAGATGTATTACAAGAAACAAGAATAAGTTATGCTCAAGGAAACCAATATAGAACTAGAATAACTAATACAGATGGAAACACTAGGATATTGTCTGATGGACAGCAATCTAGTATAATATTTGGTATTACTGGAGATGTTGCTAACGGTACTGCCTCAGAAGCAATGCGACTTAATTGGGAAGGAAACGTAGGAATTAATGACAATATCGGTAAGGGTAAACTTGCAATTAAAACAAGCGGTACATTTACAACAGATTCAAACGATGGAGATTTTTCTGGAGTTAATATTTTACTGAAAACCGATAACACAGCAACAAATGCAGTTGGTAGTGGTATAGTATGGATGAAGGGTGGTAGTGATGGAAGAAAATTATCTGCAATTACAAATTACATTTATGGAGATGCTGACCAATCAGGATTAAACTTTTATGTACAGGAAACCTCGTCCGGTTCTTCTGCTTCTTTAACTGAGGCAATGAGGATTGATAACTCCGGTCGAGTAGGTATTGGAATTGAAGACCCTGCTGCTAATTTAGAAGTTAAAGAAAACTTATATGTTTCACATCCTAACGCAGAAGAACTAACATTTAGGTTAGACAATTATGGAACTACTGGCACAGATGCTGGAAGTTCATTAAGATTGTTTAATCAGTCAGGAGATACAGTTATAAAATTAGATTCAAGAAGTGGTTCAACAAGACATACTTATTTTAATCAAGGAGGCAACGTAGGAATTGGGAATGCAAACCCACTCGCTAAATTACAGATAACAAGTGGTGATAGTGGCGCTTCATCTCCTTGGAGTAATGCAGATGAATTAATTTTAGAAAGTGCTGGAAACGCAGGATTAGCTTTTCAAACACCTAATACTGGTGCGGCAACAATAGCATTCCAAGACCCAGAAAGCGTGCAAGCAGGATTTATACAATATCTTCATGCGGATAACGCTTTACGTTTTGCTACTAATGGTAATAATGAAAGAATGCGTATAGACAGTTCAGGTCGAGTAGGAATCGGAACGACTGATATAGAAGAAACATTAACTATCGCTAAACACGATGGAGGTGATGGAACTATTGTAGGTTTAAGAAGTGATGCAAGTTTTTCTCAATTTGAATTAGTTACAAAAGATTCTCAAGTTAGCTGGGGTTTACAAACAATCGGAGCAAGAAATATGTATTTCACTACAAATGGTTCAGAAAGAATGCGTATAGATAGTTCAGGAAATGTAGGTATCAGTAGTACTAGTCCTGTATATAAATTAGACGTGGTAGGTGATGCTAGATTTACCGAACAGATAAAAGTAGAACAACCTATAGTTGGGTGGAGTGATTCAGGTACAAAACATTACACCCATCTTGCAACTTTTAGCGGATATGGTTCTGGAGCCTCTGCTTTAATCATTAACACTAATATACCTGGACATAACCAATCCGGTAATGCTAACATGCTCTCATTTAGAATTGTAGGGTATGCATACGGTAGTCTTGGTCTAATTGATATGATGGTAGGTTGTTATGCCGGTGAGAATAATTACTACTCGGCATGGTGGACTGGAACATGTCAAACTAACTGGGTAGACAATGTATATGTGTATACAAATTCTAGCGGTAAAGTAGCGTTCCAAATTGGTGAAACAACAGATACTTTAGCTGCAGAAATAGCAATTACAGATTTTGTTCAAGGATTTGGAAATGTAAACACTTCTTATGCAGATTCTTGGTCTTGTCAAGCAGTAACAACTCTTCCTACTCAAACTCAAAAAACTACTTTAGGATACAAAGCTGTTGCACCGGACATTTATGAAGATGTAACTTTTCATGATAAAGTAGGAATTGGCCCAACAAATCCTCAATTTGGATTAAGTATGTCTCAAGGAACAGGCGATGGAAATAGAATTGGATGGAATGATGGAGCAGGAGATAAAAGAGCATCAATAATATGTTCAAGTTCAACAGATGCTTTACAGTTTCACACAGGTACTTCTGACACAGAAAGAATGCGTATAACATCTGGGGGGGATTTTAAAGTAATAGATGGGTTTACAGAATTAACAAGGGGTTCAAATGGTAATCAAATAGCTTTATTAACACATACTGGAACTGTCCCTTATGGTATGCAAGTAAGATATACTGGAGCATCCCCAAACACAACAGATAATTACTTTTTTATTGGCTCTGATAGTAGTGCTAATAGAATTATTATTTGGGGTAATGGAAATATTCAAAATTCAAACAATTCTTATGGTGCAATTTCTGATGAAAAATTAAAAGAAAACATTGTAGATGCTACTCCTAAATTAGATGACTTAATGAAAGTTAAGATTCGTAATTATAATTTTATTGGTCAAGAAGATAAACAAATAGGAGTTATAGCACAAGAAATTGAAAATGTATTTCCAAATTTAGTAGAAGATACAAAAGACCCAGAAAATGAAGAAACTACAAAATCAGTTAAGTATTCAGTATTAGTTCCTATTATGTTAAAAGCAATACAAGAACTAAAAGCAGATAACGATAGCTTAAAAGCTAGAATAGAAGCATTAGAAGGATAATAGAAAATATTTATATAAAAGTATACAATGATAATAGATAATCCCAAAATATCCGGCTCGTTAGAAGTACAGAATCACATTTCTGCTTCAGACGGTACAATAACCGGGAATCTTACAGTACAAGGTAATGTAGTTGGAACTGCATCAACTGCTTCTTATATAGAATCAGCAAATGTAGATGGATTAACTAATTTATCTTCTTCTATTGCATCTGGATTACTAAAAAATACAACAGATACTCTAACCGGTGATTTAACAGTTACAGGTAATATTACTGCACAAGAATTTCATACAGAATATGTTTCCGCATCAGTAATATACGAATCAGGTTCAACTCAATTTGGAGATACACTAGATGATACTCATAATTTTACTGGATCTATTAATCTTACTGGCTCCCTAAATGTAAACGGTGCTGAGGTAGGTACAGGCAAATTAGATGAAACTGTATTTAATTCATATACATCATCGACAGACACGTCAATTCAAAACTTAACTGATGAAACTTCATCATATGCTTTAAAAGCAGAGATATCAGGCTCAACTACTAACCTAAGCTCATCAGTAGCTAGTGATATTGAAGATATTCTAGATGGAACTGATACAATAACTTCTGCTTCATATGCAGTCTCTGCTTCTTATGCAGCCAACGTACCGGAAACATCATCTTATGCTTTATCAGCTCTTTCTTCTTCTTATGCCTTAACAGCATCTTATGCAGATTCTGGGGCTGGATTTCCTTTTAATGGAGATGCTATAATTACCGGATCACTTTACGTATCTGGAAGCACAGTATCAGGATCTTTCGTAGGAGATGGAAGCCAACTTACAAACATAGATGTTTCTGCAGTAAGTACTGTAACTTCTTCTTTTAGTGCAGTTAGTACTTTAACTATTAATCATAACTTCAATAGTAAGAACGTCTCTGTAGCAGTTTATAATTCTTCTGATGTACAAATACTACCTGCAGCTGTAACCTTAACAGATAGTGATAATGTAAAAATAGATTTTGCAGGAAATACAGCCGGTTATGCTGTTGTTTCAAAAGGAGGGCATATAGTATCAGGTTCACTTTCTATATCGGAAACTGGCCACATTTCAGATTCATTTACTTCTCAGACTTCTCATACAGTATTCCATGGCTTTAATACTAAAGAAGTAATAGTATCAGTATATGAAGGTGATAATTTAATAATACCTGACTCTGTTACTACAAATAACTTAGATAGTATTACAGTAAGCTTCCCAGAA